GTTTAACATTATCTTCCTCGACGAATTCGCTTTCGTTCCAAACCATATTGCAGAGTCCTTCTTTGCATCTGTTTATCCTACTATTACTTCTGGTACAAAAACCAAAGTAATTATTATTTCTACCCCACAGGGTATGAACCACTATTACAAGATGTGGATGGATGCTGTCAATGGTAGAAATGGTTACACTTATCACGAAGTACATTGGTCTCAGGTTCCTGGTAGAGATGCTGCTTGGAAAGAACAAACGATTAAGAATACATCTCTAAGACAGTTCACTCAAGAATTTGAATGTGAATTCTTAGGATCTGTTGATACTTTAATTTCTGCTGCCAAACTCAAAGCACTCGTATTCGAAGAACCTATTGCTAGAAACAAAGGTTTAGATGTTTACGAAAATCCAAAAGAAAATGCTGAATATTTAATGACTGTTGACGTTAGTCGTGGCATCGGTGGCGACTATTCAGCATTTATTGTTTATGACATTACCACAGTTCCTTACCGTATTGTAGCAAAGTACAGGAACAATGAGATTAAACCTATGCTATTTCCGAGCGTTATAAATGATGTCGCTAGAGGATATAACAATGCTTGGGTGTTATGTGAAGTAAATGATATTGGAGATCAGGTAGCGTCTATCTTGAACTTTGATCTAGAGTATCCTAACGTTCTTATGTGTGCCATGAGAGGACGTGCTGGGCAAATCGTAGGTCAAGGATTCTCTGGTAACAAGACCCAGCTGGGAGTCAAGATGAGCATCACTGTTAAGAAAGTTGGATGTGCTAACCTCAAGCAGATCATTGAAGATGACAAACTAATCTTTAATGACTATGATATCATCAACGAACTGACAACGTTCATTCAGAAGAAACAATCTTTTGAAGCAGACGATGGATTTCATGACGACCTCGTGATGTGTATGGTTATATTTGCTTGGTTAGTTCAGCAAGACTATTTCAAGGAGATGACAGATAATGATATACGTCAAAGAATTTATGATGAGCAAAAAAACCAAATAGAGCAAGATATGGCTCCATTTGGTTTCATCACTACTGGTCTCGAAGGTGATGAAGGATTTGTAACGGATGGATCTATTTGGTATGGAGATGTTCAAGAAGAAGTAGGATATATGTGGGATTATCGCTAATGGATTTAGAAGATCAATTTTCTTTAGAGCATTTAATATTTAAAGAGAGGCAGTGTAGAACATGCCACGAAATTAAAGATCTTATAGATGGATTTTATTTAATAAGAAAGAACAAGAGAAATATGCCATCAGCATATTCATACGAATGTAAAACATGTACTGTAAAACGAATCATAAAATCTAGAAAAAAGCATTTAGTATTTCCAGAATGGCAGTATCCTGACTGGTAGACTGTTCATGTATTGTTTCCCCGTTTGAATTACTGAAAATAATAAATAATTTCAGATAACACTGGATACCTTACAGGAGAAAAACATGGCAAGTCTAATCTCGCCTGGTATTGTAATCAAAGAACGTGACCTATCTAATGCCGTAGTAGTTAACGCCCAATCAATTGTTGGCGGTTTTGCTTCGACATTCCAAAGAGGTCCCGTTGGAGAGATTGTAACCATCGGCAGTCAAAAAGATTTTCTAGAAATATTTGGAAGACCAACAACTCAAAATGCTGAGGATTGGTTTGTGGCTTCCGAATTTTTAAACTACGGTGGAAGACTTGCCGTAGTTCGTGCTGAAACAAATGGTCTTAACAGCGCCAACTCGGGAAGCAACACTTCTCTCGTAGTGGGAAATAATATTGTTTGGCAGTCTGGCGTTGGATCTGGAGAAACATGGGTTGCTAGAACTCCTGGTGCTTGGGGCAATTCTCTAAGAATTATTGTTGCCGATAGAGGACCAGATCAAATTATAACCATTTCTTCTGGTTGGGATAACACTCCAGTAGTTGGATCACTGGTATCTTTCAACACTTCAGGTGGAACAAAAACTGCTGAAGTTGCTGGATGGGATGCTACTTCAAGACAATTAACCGTAGTTCTAGACGATCCCGCTACTCTAATCTCTTCTTCGGATACTTTAGAAGATGGCAATGAGATCGGCACATTCACATACAATCCTGCTGCCGATCCAGCTAGAACTCCTGGTTCATACTTATTTGTAGATCCAGACGGTGGTGCTACATTTAATGTGATCATTGCTAACAATGCTGGTGCTGGTGGTGTAGTAACAGTACAACTAGTTGATTCTGGTGATGGTTATGCTCCTGGTCAAACAATCACAGTTCCTGCTGGTTCTATTGGTGGCACTGGTTCTGGTCTAACCCTAATTATTTCAACTCTAGATCCAGATGTAGCAATCGAAGAAGTTAAAGATTGGTGGAGCAACACCAGTGTAAATAATATTCCACTTTCTTCAATTGGTCCTCGTCCTGGTACTTCTCAATATGCTTCTAGCAGAGGACTAAAGTACGACGAACTTCATGTTGCTATTGTAGATGCTACGGGAGATATCAGCGGAACTGCTGGAACAATTATCGAGCGTCTAACATATCTATCTAAGTTATCTGATGCCAAGGGAACTGAGAATCAAGTAGCATTCTACAAAACAGCGATTAACGAAGGTTCTTCTTACGTTTACACTGGTGCTACTATTGCTGGAACAATCTCACCAAGCAGCACAAGTTCTGGTGAAGCATGGGGACAGGCTTCAGGAGATCTAACTTCTGGTGATATGTTTACTTTAGCAGGAGCATCAGCAACTCTTCTGGAAGATGGAATTGATGACTACTCATATTCTGCTGGTGAAATTGTAGATGCTTATGAAGTATTCACTGAAACAGAAGAGACAAGTATTGATTTCGTTCTAATGGGCGGTTCAATGTCTTCCGAGACTGATACAAGACTTAAGGCTGCTGGTGTAATGTCAGTTGCTCAAACTAGAAAAGATTGTGTTGCTTTTGTTTCTCCACACAAAGGTAATCAAGTTGGTTCGGCTGGTGCTTTAACCAGATCGACTCAAAAAGTTAACACAATTAACTTCTTCAATGCCCTATCTTCAACATCATATGCTGTGTTTGATAGTGGTTATAAGTACATGTATGATCGTTTCAATGACACCTATCGTTGGATCCCATGTAATGGAGACGTTGCTGGTCTATGTGTTTCAACTTCCGCTACTTTAGACGACTGGTATTCACCTGCTGGTACAAATCGTGGTGGTTTAAGAAATGCTGTAAAACTAGCATTTAACCCAACTCAATCTGATAGAGACGAACTATATCAGGCAAGAATTAATCCTATTGTTTCTTTCCCTGGTGCTGGAGTAATTCTATTTGGTGACAAGACTGCTCTTGCTTCACCATCAGCTTTCGATAGAATTAACGTTCGTCGTCTCTTCCTTAACATCCAGAAGAGAGCCGAAACTCTCGCTAAGGGAGTTCTATTTGAACAGAACGATGCTACCACAAGAATTGGTTTTGCTTCTGCTCTAAATTCATACCTCGCTGAGGTACAAGCAAGAAGAGGAGTAACTGATTTCCTTGTCGTTTGTGATGAGACAAACAACACCCCATCTGTTGTTGATCGTAATGAGTTTGTTGCCGAAATTTACATTAAACCAACACGCTCAATTAATTACATCACAGTTACATTAACTGCTACGAAGACGGGTGTTTCGTTTGCTGAAGTCGTAGGTGGCTGATTTATCACAAACTAATTAGAGGTAAAAACAATGGCAACTAAAATCACAGATTTCATTAGTAATATTGGTCAAGGCGTTAAGCCTAATATGTTTGCTATTGACGTTCAGTGGCCAGCTGGCGGATTCACCAATGGTGTTCCAGGAACAACAGAAAAGGACTTAATTAATGTTCTTTGTAAATCTGCTGCTCTCCCAGCTTCAAACCTTGGCGTCATCGAAGTTCCTTTCCGCGGCAGAACTGTAAAAATCGCTGGTGATCGTACATTCGACACCTGGACTGCTACATTCTTTAACGATAAGGACATGAAGATTCGTGCATACTTCGAGCAATGGCTTGAGGCTATGAATACACATGAAGGAAACTATTCTCCACTATTCGTTCCTAACCAGGATGAAGGTTACATGTGTGATGTTAAGGTTAAGCAGTTAGAGAAGAACGCCAATACAGAAGGCGGTCTTGTTATTAGAGAGTACACTCTCAAGCACGCTTTCCCAACTAACGTTTCACAAATTGACGTTGCTTATGATAGCAACGACCAGATTGAAGAGTTCTCAGTAGAATTCCAATATTCATACTGGGTAGTTGATGCTCCAACCGATAATAACCTAAGCGGTGGAGCTAAGTCTGGAGCTGGTTCTGAATTTAAGATCATTAAGTAATATAATAAATAGATCTATAGGAATAGATCTATTAAAATGAGTCAACTTTTTGGTTTTATAATTAATAAGAAGGGGGAGGATAGGGGACAATCTCCTATCCCTCCCAATGAAAATGACTCCCTGGCAACTGTGGCAGGGGGTTATTTTGGTACTTATGTGGATGTTGATGGCTCACAAGGAAAGAACGAATACGAATTAATTAAAAGATATCGTGATATGGCATTACACCCAGAGTGTGATAGTGCTATTGATGAAATTGTCAATGAATTTGTTGTCAGTGATGCCGATGATTCTCCAGTAGAAATTGAACTTTCTAATCTCGATGTTAGTTCTGGTGTGAAGAAAAAAATTCGTGATGAATTTAATTACATCAAACGTCTTTTAAATTTTGATAAAGATGCTCACCAAATAATTAGAACTTGGTATATTGATGGTCGTACATATTATCACAAAGTTGTAGATTTAGACAACCCCAGAAAAGGAATTCTTGAGCTACGTTACATTGATCCATTAAAGTTACGTAAAGTAAGACAAAAAATTAAATCTCCAGAATCAACTTCACAAGCAGCAAAAGGAAGTGCTTTAGAATATGATTGGGGGGATTACGTGGATTACTTCATTTACAATCCCAAAGGTTTCTCCAACAATATTAGTGTAAACGCGACATACGATTACGCTTCTTCGATGGGTATCAAGATAGCAGCAGATTCTATTGCTTCTTGCAACTCTGGACTAACAGATTTAAATAAAAAACAACCACTAAGTTTCTTACACAAGGCGATTAAGTCACTTAATCAACTTCGCATGATTGAGGACTCACTTGTTATCTATAGATTGTCTCGTGCTCCTGAACGTAGAATTTTTTACATTGATGTGGGCAATCTTCCTAAGGTAAAGGCAGAACAATATCTTCGTGACGTGATGGCACGTTACAGAAACAAACTTGTATACGATGCTTCAACAGGAGAGATCCGTGATGATAAAAAGCATATGTCGATGCTTGAGGAC